GACTGAGGCGGCATCTGGAGGTGTCATAGCCTAAATAACGTAGTTCTGATTTCTCTGAACTTAGTCTGTATGGTGATTGCTAGTATGAACTAGCGTTTCGGTATACCACCACACAACCAGTACCAACATATACTAGAACTCTACTCCCCACGCTCTCCCAGACTGAGCTATCCACCACAGTATGTGGTGGAGTTGGGTTTGAACCAACGACCTCAGAGACTCGAGTTCCTATATATCCCATACTGAACCATTCTAAGTATGAGCAAATAGGTTAATTACTCCTATTTCGTTTTAAAGATGTTCATGACCATCTATGGAAAATACCATCATGTTCAGTGATGATATTTCAGTAGAGAACAACACAAGTATTCCCTATTGAAACACCACCAAGGTGTTTCTTATGAGCAAAAAGTACTACTCTATTTTTCTAGCACGGTTGAAGTAGTATAGCAACCTGAGTTCTTTTTTGAAGAGGTGACTTTAACCTCTATTACCTACATTTTATCATGCCAAGTTAATCTTGTCAATATCTTTTAAGGAAAATATTTTAAAAATAATTAGTTTGCAGGATATGCTTTCTTAACAATCTCACAGATTTCATCAAACTGTTCAGCTAACTTAAGTACTTCATCAAGTTTTTTCTTTGTAACTTTATCCGGACATTTGTCCAATAAATACACATTATTGTTTTTATAGACAATATATACACTTACAGTGCGGAAATCATAACTACTCAAAGAAATCTTAATGGATAAATCATCATTAGGTTTAAATTCAAAGTATCTAGGGTAATCAATTCTAAACTTATCGTTTCCTAATAATTTTATTGAGGATTCCTCTTTAAATCTTGCCTGAATCATGGGAGAAAGTAGTTCTAAAAGCTTACCAGTGTTTACACTTTCAAGTGCAAGTTGGTATCTACCAAATAGACCACCACCATACAACTGAATCAATCTCTTTTCACGAAGATTTTCTCCCTTATCGTTTACCTTATACTCGTGTGGCGTATTTGGCAATTTCTTAACAACATACTTAATCTTAAAGGTATAAAGTGTTTCTGTTTCTGGATTAAATGTGTGTACCACGGTTTCATATGTACCTTCTCCAACACTCCTATATACGTTAGATGAATCATTAATCATGTTTAATGTGTCAGTAAGCACGTTCTTTGAAAACTCAAGATTCTTAATAAGGAATTTTCTTAGGTAACGCATAACCTCATTCTTGTCTCCATGAAATGCATTATATGGGTGATTATACGAACTATCTTCTGCTAAAACATTTGTCTTTCGTACATATAAATTTATAGTACATTCCTTAATCATTTTCTTCATATATAAATTTCCTTCCTTATCTAAAATCTAGTTACCGCATATTCTGGATACTTAAATTCAGTATCTAAGCAGTTCACATTGGCTATAATACTGTCTAAGTTGGTTGTCTCACATTGAAAGAAATCACTATCTTTTAGTTTTCTCAACAACCAGTTTAAGTGCTTTACCAAATTGTAATCACTATGGAAAGTTCTATTACCCTCAACTTCGGTATATCCAAAGACAAAACTATCATCTTCACTTACGGACAATGCAAGGATTTCATCATCAACCTCGCCATCTCTGCTAACATACTTAACAAGGAATCTCTCTCCACAAAAACCACCATAGATAGCAGTATCGAATAAAATGAAACGTTTATCAGTTGTTGGAAGTTTTATCTTTTCCATGCACTTAAACATATCAGCATCATTGTTGGTAAAAGTTACTACCAAGTCATAATCGTTTAAGAATGGGAAATGATTAATTAAGTAATCTGGTGTCTCCTGTTTCTTAAATTCATCAACGATATTTTTAATATCTTCTTTAACTGTTTCAATATTGTCCTCGGTAATGGTGTTAGTGTATAAAGAACCTGCGATAAATTTAAACATTCTACCTGAACTGAATCTGTTGTTATTACCCATACATAAGTCAATTTCAATATAACTGTTTATCACCATTAGAGATAAGGAATTTTTCTCTCCGCTATATCTCCAAAAACCCCAATCATGTTCAAAACCTAATTGTCTTAAGAATCCTTCCAACAAATCTTCTTTTCTTAGTTCAGAAGCTTTATCTTGCATTTTATGAGATAATTTAAGTATATCACTATCAAACTTGGAAACAGTGTCTTTCATGGCAAGAACTCCCCTTTACACCATGATTATAGCATATTTACAGAAAATTTGTCAATACAGAATACATAAATAAAAAATAAAATGGTAATACCATTTAGGTATTACCTACAACCTCACCTACCACAATTACAAGTGGGGTACTAAACGGATTGAGCTGTGGAACTCACTCTGGCACATGTGATTGGTGTCGAACCAATTTCTCTTTAACCTATAGAAATTAAAGTATTTTACCATGTCTTGAAACTACACATGTATGGGCGTGACTATTGTTATACACTCCACGCTTTAGTGTCGTCTTTTTGACTGTCTGCCCACTCGTTAGACTTTAATTTTATGCACAGCCAAGGTTTTGCAACCATAATTTGCTAACAACTGCGATATTCCATCGCTCATACAGGACTTGTTGGACTTGCTAACTGATTTAACTTCCTAGGAACGTGCTAAGAATATTAAGGCAGTTGCAATAATGCGTTCAGACGTTCATCACATTTGGCTATTCGCATCGAGCCGATAAGGTGTTCAGTCGTGAGACTCGAACTCACTAATTTTCCTGTAACCGAACATGGGAGGGGTTGTCATATTTACACATGCACATTCCCCACAAAGCATGTTTTAAATTGCCATACACACTTGTTGGTGTACTCCTATTATTACTTCATCCTGCAGAGACTTTTCATAATAGTTTCCTTTTTTATTACGACAATTAAGGCTTGTTTTGAGCCTGGTCCAACAACTTCGGTATTCCACCGATAATACGTGATTTGTTTTCAATGCCTTATTGTTCATTGAATCACAACAGGAATGTCACACTATCGTGTTTTATTGTGTTACAGATACAAAATAAGGACTTACATGTTGTGCGTTCTAACATTCAACTAATTTGGGTATTCGCACAGACCCTTAAAGAGAGCGCCTAATTTCCTCAACCAGACGTCCTCGCATCTCGTGCCTACAATCGTAGGTGAGCCAGGCAGGTGTTACCCCGCAATTTTAAACTTCAATTAAATTCCCTGACAGCGCCAACCAATGGGTTATTTTTACTAATTAAAGTTTAATTGTTCTTTTGGTTTTCAAAAATATATACCAATCCAACTACTCCGACACGAAAGGTCGGAGAAAAACCAACAAAATACTAACACAAAGACGTTAACAATAAATCGTTTCTATGTATTACCCAGCAACAATTCTATCCTCTTACAACCCGTTGAATTGTGACTTCGGTCTCACTTAAGAATCTCCGCTGATATTGATTTATCTTAAGTTTGTCCAACTATAGCATGGTACTCTATCTTTAATCAACTTCCTACTAAGGCAAGGACTCTCCATTTAAATCCGTATCCTTGACGAACAAGGTTCTAGGACAGTGGACACTGTATGACTTGAACATACAACGGCTCATTTATGAGATGAGTTCTCTACCTGTTGAGATAAGTGTCCAATATGCAATCACCATCTAAGCGGTTGAGTTACTTATCTAGTTCAACTCATGTTATTTTCCTAGGACTAACCTGTGTATCACCACACAAGTTCCTTAACATTAGAAGGAGTTGGTAGGATTTGAACCTACGCAACTAATTGCTCCATTGAGCGCATAGCCGACCAATCCTCATAGGTCACCCATTGGCTTGCTACAATTCAACTCTATTGTGATTACATATACTATTATACAACAACATATTCAAGATGTCAAGATATTTTTGATATTAAATATTGAATGAAAAGGTCGATATTAAGAACAAATTGATTGTAGGTATCTATTCTCCAGGTTTTCTTTTTGTTAAACTCAGATATGCCAATTTCGTATTCAAATCGACAACATTGTTCTAGCATCACAGCGCATACAATGTTTGTCTTTAACTCTTCAACATCTTTATTAGTTTTAAACTGCTCGATTGCTCTACACGACCAAACTAAAGTGTTAAGATTATTAAACACATTATATTCTTCCAACTCTCCGGTAAAAGAAATTCGATACGTGTTATAAACTAGTAAATCTTTATACTTATCAATTAGTTTCCAATCTTTCTTAGTTAAGTTTGTCATGCTAAATACTCTGATGTTTGTTCAGAATCTTCTTCATCAAAACTCTCTGCAAATAATTCAAAGAATTGGTTATCTAATGAACGTACTAATCCCATTAACTCGCCAAATGGCAGACAATCAAATTTTTCAAGGACTTCATCATTAACTAAGACAACAACATCAAAGTAATTTTCACTCTTCTTAATGTCAATCTTATACACTTGACCTTCCCATGGTTCAATCTGTAGGTTGCAAGTACTGCTATCTACTTCAAAGTTGAGTTTGAAAATAGGCCCTGCTACATTTAATAATACTAATTCATCTGTTGTGAAATTTTTCATCTGTTCTCTCCTCTATACATGTGCAAGGTTATTTACACATTCTATTCATGAGTTCAGCAAGTGCTTCTACTGTTTTGCCTGCTTGTACATCAAACTTATTATCTTGGTATTCAATACGCACTTCCTTAATGGTGTGAATACCCCAACCATCATAACTTGGAAGATATTCTACAGACTCATCAGGAAGAGATTCTTTAATTTCTTTAATTGTTGCTTTATAGAGTTTCTTAAAATCCTTCTCGCTTAACACAAGTACCTTTTTAGAAAATGCATTATTTTTTAGAGCCAGTTCATTCAGTTCTGAATAGAGACCCTTTTTACGCTGAAAGTAACGCTCTAAAGCACCACTCATATCATCTCTAATATCAATGCTATAATCATGAGTTCTATGCCGATAGTCATTATCAAAAGCAAATAAATCGACTAAAATTGATAAGTAAGGAAGCATCTTATTTAATTCTGCTAGTTCCCAATGTGTATCCTCTGTAATATAATCTGCATCATTCCAATCACCTTTTACATACAATGTGCAAAGGTTTGAATCATCCGACTTTTCTAATTGCTTTACGAACTTTGAATTTAACTTTGGCATACGGTGTCCTCTTTCTTTCTGTTTCCTAATTACATAATTAGTATATCACAGTTTTTAAGAGACTGTCAATACCTATTCACCCAATACGTTTACAAAACTCTCTATTTTCAAATAGCTCGCTATCAGACATATTTAACAGCTTAGCAGGGATAATATAATCATTTTGTAATTGATGAATTATTACTGATACATTAACATCTTTACCTACAACATGCCATAACACGTGTATGTCTGCACAATCACTGAAATCCAGTTCTCTAGTAACTTCAATAATGTGTAATAATCGTCTATCGAACATCTTATTTAGGTAGATAATCTTATTCTCTAAGATTTGAGATAACATCTTAATATCAGAAAGTGAGAAATCTTCTAAATTATGTCCTGCCCAGATATTGTCAACCGCTTCCCAGAGCTTAGATACTAACCTATCCTCTTTAATAGATGTAGAGAAAGGAGTTTTGAATGTTACATCCCCTCTACCCATATCTCTAGGTAATTCCTTATCAAATAACACTCGGTACTCATCTATATCATCAAAGCCTGAGTGGAAGAATACTACTGCAGAAGCTAATTTATAAATATCTCCGTACTCTTTATGTTGTCTTAGTCTTTGCGTTGTTAAAATAATATTCTGATGTGTTACTCTACCAAAACGAATGATACTGGTAGCAATATCATGAACTAACTTCTGTCCTTCCTCTGACATATCAGAAGTATAGAACTCGTCAAAGCATAGAAGTAATCTTGTTGGATGATATTTACCAACATTCTGACCTTCGATGAAGAAAGAACTTCCCTCTTTCATCTTTTTATCGTAGTATTCATGTGCTAACAACCACTTTTGTTGTCCATCCTCAAGATGCCAAATAATATCGTCTGGCATATACTCTCTACCACCGATTACAAAAGTTTGTACTTCTTTACCAACCAATTCATCTAAAGTGGGTACACCTTTCCCTCGTAGCAATTGATTACGGAATTTTTGCTGTGAAATAACCACATCATGTAATGATTTTAATTCTGACTCAGTTAGAGTATGTCCAACATTTAATAAGTCTTTTACAGTACTATTAACCTCTTTGAAATCTTCCTTGTGGTCATCTACATAAAGAATATCTAAATTGGCATACCGTTCTCTTGCTTGCTTTAAAATATCCTTAACTGTACGAGATTTTCCTGTTCCGAAAATTCCTACGAGCATTACGCTAGTTATCTTGTTTAAATCTAAATCCAATTCTTTATTTTTCCTAAAATTAATTTTCATGATTTTCTCCCTTAAGATAATAAACCTTGTTCTTGTTTATCCTCATCCATCTGTTCAACGATTACCGATAATAAACTTGTATCTAATTCTCTTAATAATGATACTATGTTTGAGAATAAGTCCTTTTCGTCATCCAATGTTACACTTCCATCTGGATTTATGATAGTTAGAAAGAACTCACCATCTTCATCAATTCTAATCTGAATGGTAGAAGTGTATTCTGCCACAAAATCCCATTGTACGGTACAAATATTCTTATTAAAAGTAACTTTTGCCAGTGATGCACTAGCCTCTAATAATCCTTGTTCAAACTCTGTAAATCCCATTTAAAATAATCCCCACTCTGAAAACTTCTCAAATCCACCTAAATCGTCAATAAACTTTTTTGCAATAGCAACAATTTCACTATAAGGTTTTCCATCAATGTATTCATCACCAATAGCACAACTCAACTCAACTACCTTACCTGTTTCTTGTGCCTTTAAAAATGCATAGATGTTAACTGATACGTCTGCCTTGGAACAATCCTTACCATTGATTCCACCACCAGTTACAGAGTCTGCCATATCAGAACCTAACTTGCGATTGGTACATCCACTATCTACACAATACCCACCAGTCCAATCACCTAAAGGATTTACAACTGCATTTGGATATTCTCTCTTTAACTTTTCTGTTTCTGCATTACTCTGACAGATAATTAATCGTTCCCCATCTAACACATACTTACCGTCAAATGGATACTTGGCATAAATCTCTCGTGCAATCTTGGATAACTTCTTTTGCTCTTCTGTTAAAGGAACACCTCTAAAAATACCATTATCCCCACAACGAATTGTATCCTTTTGATTTTCTGCTAAATGAACATCTTGAGGTACAATAATAACTTCTGTTTTTGCTTTTCCTAAAATACGTTTAACAATAGACTTAACTTCTGATACACTAATCTTAACAGATGTTTCTACAATGACAAAACAACTATTGTGTCCTAATAACACTTCTACTGCAACAGTAGGTCTATCAGACTTAGAATATGCTAAGTCTACGATTGCACCACTGATTCTATCCGAGCACTTGTCAGGATGCATTGGATTCACTTTTTCAAACATGTTTAATTTCCTCTCTATTATTAGTGAAAAAGAGTGGTTATGCAACCACTCTGTCGTAACGTTCATTCTGCAATGTTGTCATCATCACAGTAACTGGGTCAATCTGTTGCTTGACAACCTTTTCACCCTCTTCATTAACTGTTTCAACGTACTCTGTTCCGTCAATAACATTCTTAAATAAAACTGGAGAATATCCACTTACCATAGCAACGTTAGTACCGTTCTTATCTTCTTGGAACATCCCACAATTACTTGTTCTTACATTCCAGTACACGATAGCAGGCATTTCATAACCATGTTCAGCGAACTTCTTAGCCCAATCTCTATGAAGAGTGTTACCACTTCCAATAGCACTATCAAATTGCATATCAGAGATAACATACAACTTGTTTGGTAAGTCAGACTGAGAACAGTTATTTTGGATTGCGGTATCTAAGATTAGTTGTAATACCTTATTGAAGTTTGTATTCATTCCCCAATCAGCATTTTGCATATTGAGTACCTTATCAACAATATCTTCACCCTGAACCTTTACAAGTTCTGGATATTCAGAGAATGTAATAAAGCTATTCTTAAATACTCCATTACACTTATCTGCACAGTATAAACCTAATGAAATAGCAACTTCCATAGGTACACCACACATAGAGCCAGACACGTCTACTACACATAGTCCTGTTTCTTCCTTACCTTCAAACCAGTTTGGCAGATTCTTCCACATAGCATCGTATAAGTAGCGATTTGCTAATGATACGTTATACTCACGTAAAATCTTACCAACAATATCAACTGGGAATAAAGCGCCAGCATTAATCTTAGCATTACCCTCACTTAACTGCTTTAAGTACTCTACATAACGCTCTTCTGCATGCTTCATGAATAACTCACGATACAACATCTGAGCCTTAGAAGGTAACTTAGAGAAGTCAATATCCTCATAACGCTTTTCACATAACTTTGTTTCAACAATATCTAAAGCCTTACGTAACTTAGATAAAGTCTTACGATACTCACGTTCGGACATATTAAGACCATTTACAATCTTCAATGCTACCTTACGTGTATTCTTAACACCATTAATAGATGGTAACCACTTAGCCATAAGGCTTGGTGCTCCACCTTGCTTAACACTCTTTAAATCTGACTTTAATGTATCATAGATATAACCAAGAACTTCACGTTCAACTGGTGTATCTAATAAACACAATAAGTCATCGTAACGACCATAGAAAGCAAAGTTATCTAAATTCTTGATAACTACTTCTGGCTTATTCTTTGCAAGATAATTCATAATAACACGGAAAACTCTACGTTCACCCTGTCCACCACGAATATCACGGATATAGAATAACAACTTCATTGCTAATTCCTTATCCTCTGCAAAAGCAAGATTAAAAGTCTTGATAATCTCTGTTTCCTCGTTAGTACGCATTGCACCTAACTTACCAAAAGCATCTAATAGACCACTCTTAGTTGACTTTAATGCAACTGCACCGTTCTCTGTTGTTGTGTAATTTAATTCATTCTCGATTAAGTCTGTAAAATTCATAATAAACTCTTACCTCTTCTTTCTTCTTATGTTTGGTTAGAAAAATAGTTCTTTAATTTGCTGTTAAGTAAGAAACCTCTAAGCCTTTGTCTTTTCTTTATCTGGTAGAAAATTTTTGTTTTGCTGTTAGCTTAGAAAAGTACACAGTTAGTTAAAGGGCACAACCGTGTAAAAGCCACTATGGTGGTTGCTCAGATTTGCACTGAGGATGTTCTAAATGAAAGGAGGTGATTTAAACATCTACTAATACAACCACATGGTTGCGAGAGGTCCGACTTGAACGGACGACCTTCAGGGTATGAACCTGACGAGCTACCAACTGCTCCACTCCGCTATGTTGAGAGGAATTAACTCCTCTCGATTTTTACTTACTTAGAATGGTAAGTCATCAGATGCTACATTGAAGTCATTCTGTGTAGCCTTTGGTTCAGAAGTGCTTTCAGACTTCTTAGAACCTAATAGTTGGATATTACTTGCTACAATCTTTACGTTATAACGTGTTTCTCCATCCTTAGTTTTCCAAGATTCCTGAATTAACTTACCAGTTACACCAACCTGTGTACCCTTTACGAGATGCTTAGTTAATGCTTCTGCTTGCTTTCCCCAAACACTTACGTTGAAGAAACTTGTCTTAGCCTTTTCGCCAAAACCATCTGATGTTGCAATAGAGAAACTAGAAACTACTGTTTCTCCTGCTTGGCGCATTTCAGCATCCTGTGCTACACGCCCTACGAGTGTTACTACATTTAAATCCATAAATTTTTTCTCCTTGTTACCGACATTGAATAGCACGGTCAACTTGCTATGAACTTATTTTGTGTCGAAGTTCACGAACACTAGAAAGCATTTTCATTTGGCGGATTCAAAAGTCTGCTTTTTCTTGTTTTGTTTGCTGTTGCTTTCTAATTCTACTACTATTTTAGCACAACATTATACAGTTGTCAAGAGTTTTAAACAGAGTTTTCTTATAAACTTTCAAACTCTTGCTTATCTAAACCACAAAATGCTTTAATGTGCTTTCCTGTTGTTTGACTATACTTGAACCACAAACGTTTTAATTGTCCGTTTGGTTTTTTTGAAATGATTGGAGTATTGTAACTATAAAGTGTTTCTGTACCGTCTTTTTCAATATATACTAATGCCTTGCCATAAAAACTTTCTTGATTTTGTTCTCTAGTAGGTCTTAGTTCATAAATTTCATCTCGCATGCTGTACCTCTTAGTTAGTACGATATGCAAATAGGGCATCTGTTAATTCTAATTCTTCACCATCGTATCCTGAAAGGAAGTGACCATAACCATCTGCATTAACTGCATCCTCACAAAATTGTTCAAAACCACCATCTACACACTTCTCCAATAGTTTATAAACAGCTTCATTCTTATCTACTAATGCTTTAAATACTTCCATTGGTAGTTCTGTCTCTTCGGCTAAGAACTCTGGAATGAAATATGAACAAGTCTCTTTAATGTTTTCTTGTAATTCTTCTTCTCGTTCTTCTTCATCAAGTACTAGATATTCACTACCGTCATCTAGTTCAAAATAACGACCAGATATACTAATGCTATCTTCTGAAATACCTAAGCACTTTGCTAATATTCTCTTTTTCTCTTCAATGCTATAACTCATAATCAACTACCTATCTACTTTCTTGTTTTGAAAACAATTTCCTCAATGTTGCAATCCCACTTCTTTAAGTCATCTGCATACTTCTGTAAGGCTCTTGCAAACTCTTTTGCTTCCTTTTCGCCAATATGTCTTGGTTCTAGGTGAATGGCTTCTCCATGACCTTCTTCAAGGTATGCAAATCCAGTAATTTTTCCATCACGTGTTACATAGACCTTAAAGAACCCATAAGTTGAACTCTTGTAAAAACTCATGAACTCGCAGGTTCTATCATTCATACTAAAGTCAAACCCCGTACCATCATTGGCATTCATTTGACGCTCTGCTCGTCTAAAGCCAAGCAGATTCTTGGGAACGTTCGGGTTACTCTCTTTTCTTAACGAAAATACCATCTCCGAACTATAGTACCACGGTTGCGCCTTTCCGAAGTGTTTTTAAGCCACACTCAAGGCTTGATTTAATATATTCTTTGCGGCGTTTACATCTCTATCGTGATGTGTTCCACAATCAGGACATACCCACTCTCTTACACGTAGAGAGTTTACAATGTCTTTGTGATATGTTCCGCATTCAGAACAAATTTTTGAACTTGCATAGAATCTGTCTATCTGTCTAAACACTTTTCCATACCACTGGCATTTGTACTGAATGAAGTTTAGAAGTTGTCTCCATCTAACATCAGCGATTGAAAACGCTAGTTTATGATTTTTTCTCATTCCTTCGACATTTAAGTTTTCAAACGCTAGGAAGTCATATTCCTCAACAAGTTTTCGACTCAATTTATGGTTGAAGTCTTTAGCACAGTTGACAATATGTTCATACAACTTTGCTACTCTATGCTTTTGCTTTTGATAATTCTTGCACTCATCTAGGTTCAAATTTGCCCTCTCCAATTTGGTTCTCATCTTTGAGAGTTTACACTCTTCTTTTGCAAGTTTATCTTTAAAATCATAATCATACTTAGGTCTTTCGTATCTAGTTCCATCACTACCGATAAGTAAGTCAATTAAACCTAAATCAAATC